TAAAGTTGGCGTTAATAACTACAACCAAGAAGCTATACCATTACAAAACAATGTGAAAAGACTTTTAGAATTACAAGAACAAGGTGCACAGTTTATATTCACAACAGCAAGAAGTAAACTACTAGATTCTATAACACAGAATCTACTTTCCAAATTGGGTTTTAAAAACTTTACTTTGGTGTCTGGTCTGTTAAATTCTAAAAGGATTCTTATCAACGATTTCAACGATAACAATCCATATCCAAGAGCTGAAGCCATTAATCTTAAACGTAACTCTGATGAATTGAGTAATTTCCTATGATACCAGATAAAAATTTATTTTTAGTAACATCTTCAATTAAACCTGCTATTGGTGTATTTAATCATCAAGAAAGATTTGAACAAACTATATTGGGGTTGAAATCAATACGTGAAAAAGTACCAGAAGCCTTGATTATTTTATGTGACGTTTCTCTTGCACCATTAACTGACGAAGAAAATAATACATTACAACAAAACTGTAATATGTTATTTAATTTGAGCCAAGAACCTTTGGTCAGAGAATTGTCTGAAAAAGGCATGAAAGGTCAAGCTGAAAATGTATTGATTTACAATGTTTTGGCTGCAATGAAAGGTGATCCTAACCTAATGAAGATATTAAGTGATGTCAAAAGAATATTTAAAATATCTGCTAGGTCATTACTGGAAGATGGTTTCGATATAAGTAAATACGATAATCTTTTTGGCAAATACGTATTCAAAAAAAGAATTCCAACTTGGATGACTATTAATACCGAAACCAACAAATATGGCACGAATTTTATGGACTTAGGTGCAACAGACTTACTAATTACCAGATTTTTCTCTCTTTGTCCATCTTTAATTGACAATTATTTACAAGTGATTCAAAAGAACCTGTCATTATTACAATTCATTGATACTGAACATGCTCACTACGTAAATATACCAAAACAACATTTGGTAGAGTTCGATAAAGTCTATTGTCGTGGTTGGCTTGCTGGAAATGGTACAGTAGAATCATACTAAATCCAACATTTTAGATTCTATATATCGGACCGTATAATTTTATAAATCTGTCATATGAATCCAAAAGTTGTATAAATAAGTTATCGGTAACCATAGTGTGTTACGTATCAAAGGGTTTTCATGGGTTATTTTCTAAATTTCTTAAAAGAAGAAGCTGAAGCTGAGTCTAGTGGCCAGCTTAAGCATATTCATCATGCGGAAGATAGACCATTAATGCATGGTAAAAAAGGTTACGAACATGCAGTCGGTGCTTTAAATCAGGCACACGAACACACCAAAGAAGGTCTACACAATTCCAATCTAACAATGAAATATGATGGTTCACCATCAATTGTTTTTGGCCATCACCCTAAAACTGGTAAGTTTTTTGTTGCTTCAAAGTCAGCATTCAATAAAACTCCAAAAATTAACTACAACCACGCAGACATATTAAAAAATCACGGCCACGCTCCAGGTCTTGTGGATGCTCTACATGCCGGATTAACACATTTACCTAAAGTTACACCTAAACATGGTGTATATCAAGGTGATGTTATGTTCAAACATGACACCAAACATGAGTCAAAAAAAGGTGTTTCTTTTACCCCAAACACTATCACATATACTGCAAAAGGTGATGGGGGTGATAAAATAAGAAAAGCGAAGTTTGGTGTTGTTGTCCACCAACAGTATCATGGGGATAATATTGCGACCATGAAAGCTGATCCACATCCAGACCACCATAACTTTAGTTCTCATCCTGACGTTTGGCACAAATCTGCTGAACACGATACGAAACAAGTACATTATTCTCCACACGACCAAGAAGAATTTCATAAACACATGGCAGCAGCCAAAGAAATTCATGATAAAAATAAGAATAAAATGTACAAAGCTACAGAGATGCATCAAGGAGAAGGTGGCCGTTTAGCAACATATATCAATCATACTGTACGTACCGATGAAAATCCTACAGCTGAAGGCTTGAAAAATCATATACAAGGCATGTATAATAAGGCTTCCGCAAAGTTAAAGACACCAGCTGCACAATCTCGTAAATCGTCTGAAGCTAAAGTCCACATGTCTCACATTGATAAGAACAAGGAACAGTATGACAATATATTGAAAATGCATCATCATTTACAGAAAGCTAAAGATACTTTAGTCAATGTTTTAAACCAACATCCAGGTGGTCTAGAACATCACATCGATGGCAAAGCAACTGATCCAGAAGGATTCGTTGTGAACCACGAAAATGAACCAACAAAATTAGTTAATCGTAAAGAATTCGCAAAAGCAAATTTGTTAAAGGTAAGAAAATGAAAAGGTTTTTAACAGTAATACTTGAATCTGAAGGTAAAATTGCAAAACATACTTTTTTTCATCCAATCAGAGGAATGTACAAAGTTCACCAAGAAGGTGATATGCATCATGTAAAAAATGATGAAGGTGAAGAAACACACACATTTGTTGGAAAAACTGATAATGAAGTTATCGACATACTCAAAACACATCACGATTTAATTTACGCTGGTAAATTACACGAAGGAATGATAACAGAACTTAGAAAACCCAAAGAAGTACTATCCGATGAAGAACAAGCACGTAAAGCTGCAGCCAAAAAAGCTTCTGCTGGTATCAACATTCATCGTGGAAGTTACAATGAAGCTAGAGTAGCTTATCACTTAAATGGTAATAAATGGATTGATGCAGAACACAAACAGATGGCTGACCATCACAAATCTATGTTGGCTGCTCATGATAAGAAGTATGGAACGAATGAAGTTAAGACTCAAGAAGCAAGAGCACCCGAGCAAGCAAAATCATTCTTAGAACACGCCAAACAAAGAGGCTATGAACAGGTTGAAAAAGTTCATTTGACTGCTAAACCTGGCGATATCGAAAGACATACCGGTATTAAAGCTACACAACAAGAGAATCCTTCAGACTTGGTTGCAAAATTTAAAAAGAAACCAGAATCAGCAGCACATCATTATTTTGGTAATTCTCTAAAATCTTCTGGTGCAAAAGCAATTGGATTTCATAATGGTGGAACAAAAGAGATTGGTAATTTAATTGGACATGATTTGTTGGGTCATGCTGAAAAACGCCACCAAGAATTTATGAAAAAGAATGGTCTAGGTACAAATAAATCAGCCGCAGCTAAAGCTGTTGCTGGTGAAAAGAAAGATGCTGCTGGTAATGATAATCCAGAATATCGTAATAATGAACTATACCACAAAGCATCTGAACATGCTCGTAAAGTTAATACTGAAATACGTGATAAGTTGCATGAAGGTTATTCTCAAATGAGTCAAAAAGATTTGAAAAATCATTTATTAAAAACCTACATAAAAGGTAATACAGCACACGCTTTACCATATGTAAAAACACATGGAACTGGTGGTGATGGCAAGAAGCCAGCTGCAGCACACACAGAAGATCCTTCAGATAACGATATGTATCACAAAATTAAAAAGGCCAAAAAAATCGAACTACATAAAGCTGGCGAAGGCCAAATTAATGTTCATGCTGATGGACATAGAGTATTCGGTTTACAAGTTAAACATAACAATGGTCCTTTAACAAACATGAAGATTGGTGCACAACCCTAAATGAAATCGTTTCTCCAGTTAGTAGTAGAAGAATCAAAGACACACAAGCCGGTGGTGATGGCCTTTGGCCGTATGAATCCACCTACTACTGGTCATTTGAAGATGATAGATAAGGTTCGTTCAGAAGCGGAAAAACGTGGTGCTGCACATACAGTAGTTGTATCACATTCACAAGATTCCAAGAAGAATCCATTGTCATCGGAACAGAAAATAAAGCACCTAAAAAGATATTCACCCGGTACTAAGTTTGAAGCTTCATCCAAAGAACATCCAACTATTATGCATCATGCAGCTAGATTGAATGCTAAAGGACATGACCATTTGGTAGTCGTAGCGGGTTCAGACCGTGTTAAAGAATATCACGACTTGTTACACAAATATAATGGAGTGCCTGATAAATCTGGTAAAGCACCTTATAACTACAAAAAAATAGAGGTCGTTTCTGCTGGTCACCGTGATCCTGATGCTGAAGGTTCAGAAGGTATGTCCGGTACTAAGATGAGAGAACATGCCAAGAATAAAGATTTTTCATCATTTAGAACTGGTGTACCCTCACACGTTTCAGATGAACATGCAAAAGAATTGATGCACGATGTACGTCATGGCATGGGTTTAAATGAAAGTTACAATCGTGGTATTTTCAAAGCGGTATTTGTAACTGGTGGACCTGGTTCTGGTAAGGATATCGTAATCCGAGAAGCCATCGCTGAACAAAAAATGGTGGAAATAAATACAGTACAAGCTTTTGATTATTTGGCTGATAAACAGAAATTATCCGAAAAGACTCATGATGTACGTAGAGAAGCAATTCGTCATCGTCTACCATTAATTATTAATGGACCAGCAGATGATAGTGAAAGAATATCACACATTAAGGAAGAATTAGAAGATTTAGGATATCAGACATTAATGATTTTTGTTGATACTGACAATGAGGTTAGTAAAGAGAGAAATGAAAAATTAAAAAGAATGATGAGTGAATCTGTAAGGCAAGATAAATGGTTACAAGCCCAACAGATTAGAGAATCGTTCTCACAAAATTTTAAAAAGTTTGTGTATTTTGACAATAGTGGTTCTTATGATACTATTGAAGAAAGTATTACTGAAACATACCAAAACATTAGCCAATTTTTGGATAGTAAATGGTATAGTGACGTAGCAGGGTCATGGTTACAAAACCGTGATAAATTAAGAAGTGAAAATTATCTCTTTAAGGAAGACAAAAATGTTAAAAAAGATTCTAGACATATTCAGGCTAAAACCGTTGCCAAATACAACTCAAGTTTCAAACTCGCAGCCAGAGGCCCAAGTGACATTACCCCCAGTAACGCAGGAATCGGTAGTGACACAGACCAAATCAGAGGAAACACCAATCCAAGAAAAAATCCAAACGGAACAACCTACACCTTTGGTTCAGGAACAGGAGTCTACGCCGAAAGCAGCCCCAGCCTCAAAATCAGCGCCCCGCCAAAAGAGAGCAACTTCTCCAAGGACAAAGAAAAAGACAAAATAAAGAAGTCTAGATGGATCAATTCACCAGCCAAAGTTATGAAACCGGATGGTGTTGGCCGTGAATTTGAACCAAGAAGTGGATTGCCTGCAGGCCTTGGAGACCAAACTTATGGTGAGTCCATAGATGACCCAGGTATTGTTGACTCTGGCGTTGGTGGTGTTCTTGGGGGTTCTGGTAATAAAGAACCTATGAAGACATATAGTGATTTGGATAAGAAGTTAATTGGCTACGAAATCAAAAAGAAAAAGAAAAAAACAGGAGAATAATATGTTCGAAAAAAACAAAGTATCAAAATCTATGATTGACGCCGTTAACATGGTGATGGAAGATAAAAAAAGAATGATTACCGATGCTGAGGTTGATGAAACAGGTTTTCACAAAGCTGCACATGCTGCTAAGAGAGCAAACCAATCTCACTTTGAATTTCAGGGTAAAAAATATCCTGTAACTGCAAAGTCACACAAAGAAGCCATTGAAATGGAAGAAGGTTGGGACGATATGATGAAGGCTGTCAAAGACAAGGCAGGTCCGCAACCATCTGGTGGTTCCGGTGTTAAGCAAGGTCATCGTTATGGTGGCAGCAAACAAAAAGATAAACCAGAACACGATGAACCAAAAGATAAAATGAAGAAAGAAGAAGTATCTTTCAAAGAAAGACTATTGGAGTCGATGAAACAACTCCAAGAAAAAGAAATGTCTGATAAACAAATGAAAAAACGTGAAGACATTGTTATGTCAATGAAAGACAAAACTAGTTACTTCAAAAAGAAATATGGTAAAGACTGGAAATCGGTTATGTATGCTACTGCTACAAAACAAGCCATGAAAGAAGAATTGGACGAATTAGAAGAAAAAATAGATCCAGCTAAAAAGACAGTTGATATGTTACGTGGTCGTGTTGCTATGCCAAAAGGTTTTGATGATGGTAACGAACATAAGAGTACTAAAGTTAAATTAAGTGCAGAAGAAGCTGATTGTGTAACACCATCACAAGCAAAGAAAATTGCCGACAAAGAAGCTAAAAAAGAAGTAAGTCACCACAATACTAGTATGCACAAAGGTCAAAAGAACACAGTTAAGATGGAATCTGTTGATGATTTGGACGAAGGTATGATGGACACCATGAAAAAAGTTGGTAGTAAAGTTCTATCAAAATTAGGTCATGGTGACGATGAAGCTATGCGTAAAAACCTTCAAAAGAAAATGGGTATGCTACAAACTGGTAAAAAACCAACTAAAGAAGAAGTTGAGTTGACTGAAGGTCATCATATGCATACTCACACAGTACACTTTTCTTGTCCTATGACGGGTGAGTGGAAAGGTAAAATGATTTACAATGCTGACCATGACAAAGAAGCTATTGAGATGGCAAAAGATATGGCTAAGAAACAAGACTTAAAAGTTATGAAAGTTTCCAAAAACAATGTCATTATGTCGGATAAGACTATGGGTGAAGAAACTATATTTGAAGCTTTCAAAGGACCAGAGTCTGGTTCAGGCACAGGTGATAATCCTTTTGTTACTAACGAAAGTAAGCCTTTAGTTAATGCCAAAGCAATTGCTCATAAAGCTTTACAGAGAGTTAAAAATGAGATGATGGGTAAAGCACCAGGAAATAATTAAAATGAATAAAGTAGAAAAGTTAAAGGCCATCGTTAAGAATAAGACTGTAAGACCAACTTTTGGTACCAATCCTTCTGATCCATGGTCTGCAAAAGCAAACATTGCTGAGTCTCCAGGTTTAGATGCATACCTCAAATCAAGAGGTATCAATCCAGAATTTGCTTCTAAAGATGTGAAGATTGCACATTCAAAATCTAATGCTTTCTTGCAATGGCAACGTGCTCATATGAGAGAAGATGTTGCTGAGCCTTTGGATGAAGTATCTGTAAATACTTTGGCTAGTTATAAAAAGAAAGCTGGCCAAGATGTCAATGCACGTGCTTTAAAAGTTGCTATGCAGAAGGATGATCCTTTACGTCATCCTTCAACACCAGACAGTCGTGAAAAAGATGCAAAAAAGAGAGCTTCTAGAATCACTTCTATTGTTAAAGCTGGAGAAAAACTAAAATCAAAAGGTTACCAAGAACCAAAGCCTGCACCAGATACAGCTGATAGGGGTTATGGTAAAGGTCGTTACATGGGTGATTCTGTTGAACTAGAAGGTGATACTTTAGATGAAGTTTCTTCAGAATTACTTGGTCGTTACAAAGAAAAAGCCAAGAAGTCCGCTGATTCTTTGACTTCTGCTGGTCAACACAAGAAAGCTACAGACCGTCATATGAACGTAATGAAGGCTACTGGTAAACAGATGTCAAAAACAATATCAAATCTGAAAAAATCATTACGTGTTGAAGATAAGTATGAAGATCCAAAAGCTGCAACACAAACACCTGATGTTATGGCTGAAAAGAAAAAATCTATGTCAAAATCTGCTGAACTCATCAAATCTATCTACAAAAATAAGAAGATGATGAAAGAAGATTTGTATGACCATGAAAAAGCAGATAAATCAGTAGCTACATATGGCAAAAAGCCTAAATTTGATGCGGCTGATAAGAAAGATTCTCAAGGCGAAAACAAACCTAAAGCCGCAGCGGTTCTATCAGGCGGTACAACATTGACTGGTCAAAGTAGAGATACTATTGAGATTGACCCTATGATGAGAGTACGTCCAGGTCAACCTGATCCTACAAAGGATAAAGACAAGGACAAGAAAAAAGAAGAAGATAAATCCAAAAAATAATAACAGATAAATATAGAATAACCCACGGTTAAAAGGAGAATAACATGTCATCTTGGGGCAATAACGACAACGCAGCTAACGCACCACATTGGGCCGTTAACTCTACAATTACTTATGGTGCTGGCGTAGCAGCATCTGCCGCCAGAGCAACAGCGGCAAACGTAGCTTTTCTTTATGGAAATACTACACCTAATGTGTATATTCAAGACGCAACGGTTGGTCTTTATGCTGTAGATAACCAAGAAATTGGTGCAGCTGAAGCCATAGCTCATCCAACACATTCAGGATGGATACTAAGAACAACTGGTTCTGGTGGCCGTGCGGGTCGAGTTACACATGAAGTTTTGGTTGCTTTGGCTAATGTGATTGGTGACGGTGATGGTCAATTCTACGCCAACGTTGCAATTGATGTAACAACTTTCACAACATCTCAAACTGTTACACACAGTTCATCTAATGCCAACTCTGCTATCTTTACTGTATCTCCAATTTTGACTGGTAATACATCTGCAGCATTGACTTATCAATGGCAAGTGAATAGTAATACAGGTGGATTAGGTTGGACAAACGTTGCAAACAATACTCCAACTGCAACTGGTTATTTGGGTGGTACAACAAATACATTGTCTGTTTACCCATATAATGCTACAGCAAACGCTTATGTATTCCGTGTAAAAGTAACCGCAGCTGATGAAGGTGTTTCAGCAACATCTGCAAACGCTACAATTACTATTCTGTAATATAATTAAAAGGGGTGGCGAGAGTCACCTCTTTTTTGTTAAATGTTTGATAATTTAAATGATGACAATTTTATGTTATATGCTGTGAAATGCTATAATTCACCGCATTGTATCATGTCAGAATTTGAAGGAGATATCAAAAGAACAAAGTATTTGAAAAGATTGTTCCGTAGATACAAGACTACAAAAGTACTTAAAGAGAGATTGATATTAAACCATATAATTTTATTGAACAATGTTTTTGGCTTAGAAGCAAACGCAAGAGTATTGTTCTATAAAATAGATGAACGTGATTATGATATACTAAAAACATTTTTATGTTACTTGAACATTATGCCAAAAATGATTTATGGAATAAACGGTAAAAATATTAATGGTTATGATATACCATTAGATTTAAATGTTGCAGAGGTGTTAAAAAATCTATGAAAAGCTTTAAACAATACTTAGACGAAGTAAAAAAACCAACAGGTGATTTAAAGAGCGCTTGTTGGACAGGTTATACTGCTGTTGGTATGAAAATGAAAAATGGTAGAAAAGTACCTAATTGTGTACCTGAAGAAGTTGAACTAGATGAGATGGATAAATCTCAAACTCCTCCAGGTCGTGCCGCTGATTATCCTCTTGGTGTCAAAGGCACTACCGTAAAACCAACTACTAAAAAGAAAGTTCTTAAAGATTTAACTAAATTATTAAATAAGTCATTTGATAAAGTTAAAGAAGAAGTCGAATTGGATGAAGCCACAAAAATAATTACTGATGGAGGAGTGATGAATGTACATCATAATGGCCATCATATTGGTAACATCATGAAATCTCCTTCCAATAAAAAAACACCATATAAAGCATATTCCAAACATTGGGATATGAAAAAGTTATATAAATCTAAAAAAGACGCCACTGATTGGTTGGTACAGACACATAATACAGCTATGAAAGAAGAAGTTGAAATGGAAGCTTACCATGATCCTTGGAAAGACAAATATTTTGGTCCAGGAGAAGTTGTCAAACAAAAATATAGAGTTAAGACAGATGACAAAACATATAATGTTAGAGCTGATACTGAAAAACACGCACACGAATTGATAACTAAACATGCTCCTGACTCAACAATTATTTCTATTCAACATAAAGGTTCCGCAAGATGGTCGGAACAAGTTGAAGCAGTTGAATTTTATGAAGAATATAATCCGGAAGAATTGTTTGATATTTTAGAAGAAGTTATTAATGATATTGCAGAAGTAAATAGAATTGATCCTGAACAAATTTGGGAAGACTTTGAAGATGTTTCAGATGAAGAATTGTTTGAAACTGCTGCATGGCGTAGAAAAGAAGGCAAGAGTCCTACTGGTGGTTTAAATGCAAAAGGTATTGCATCTTATCGTAGAGAAAACCCAGGTTCTAAATTGAAGAAAGCTGTAACAGGTAAAGTAAAACCTGGAAGTAAAGCAGCAAAGCGTAGAAAATCATTTTGTGCTCGTATGTCTGGCATGAAAGGTCCTATGAAAAAACCAAATGGTGAACCATCCAGAAAAGCATTAGCTTTGAGAAAGTGGAAATGCAGATAAAATCATTTAAACAATACGTAGATGAAATGGCCGGTGGTGGCGGTGGAGGTGGTGCAGTTGCTGCAGGTCCAACTAATGTAGTAGGTGGTGGTGCAATCGCTGGTACTGGAGGCAAAGGTGGTGAACCTGGTGTTGATATGAGAAAACGTAAAAAACACAATCCAATTATGATGTCTATGGGAAGTAGGAAAGCACCAAAGTGACCGATTTTAAAGAGATAGTTTCTTTTTTAGAAAGCAAATTCGGACTCACCGTTGAATCTGAAATAACTGCTAATCTAATGATGTTGAAAGTAAATGGTTTAGATAATGCTAGTATTCGAAGATATATAGAAAACGAATTTGATGATATATCTGTTTATTGCCAAGAAAAAGAAGGTTATAAATTTCATAATACGTGGATTAAAATAGAAAAGAAACAAAATGTTAATATGGTTACTTAATCAGATACCTTTAATAATAGTACATGGTATTTTTGCTATTGGTGTTGCAATTCTCATTCTATCAAACTTTGTTGGTAAACTATATTCATTACCAGCAACAGCAATAGGCATAGCCGTTCTCACAATCTCCATATTCCTAGAAGGTCTAATCTTTGGCAATCATGAACTGCTTGCCGAGATGCAAAGAGCCAAAGACAAAGTGGCTCAAATGGAAAAAGAAGGAAAAGAACAAACAGCCAAGATTGATTCAAAGGTTGTTACTAGAACCAAAGTAATACATGAACGTGGCCAAGTTATAAAACAATACATTGACCGAGAAATCACCAAGTATGATAGTCAATGTGTCATACCACAAGAATTTGTCAAAGCACATAATGATGCAGCTGAGGTACCACCAAAATGAAATATCTATTATTGTCATTATTGCTGGTTGGTTGTACAACACCTGTTACAGTCATACCTACATTTCCGGAAGCACCACAATCAATCATTACACCTTGTCCACCACTACAAAAAGTTGTTGAAGATGTTAAATTAAGTGGTGTCGCTCAAACTGTTACTACTAATTATACTACATACTATGAATGCTCTACAAAAGTAGATGGCTGGATAGAATGGTATACTGTACAAAAGAAAATATTTGATGGAGCTAAAAAATGAAAAAGATTTTATGTTTAATGTTACTTACTTTATTGACCTCATGTTCATCCGTGAAAGAAATTATCTTTGCTTCACCATATGATCCACATGAATATACATTGATTACAAAAATTAGAACAGAATCAACTTTTATGAGTTGCTCTAAAGATGAAGTTACAACATTGTATAGAGATGCATTAGAATTAAAAAATACAAGTCAATATATACCACACAATGAGAGAATTGCTGAAGTCACATCAGACTTTTTAACAATTGTTGATGAACTATATAAGAAAGATAAACCAGGTGATGTATATTGCAAAGCCAAATTGAGTGTTATAGCATTCAACGCAGAAAAACTACAAAAAACTATTGGAGGTAAATCAAGATGAGCGCATTATACGAAGCAGCCAATTTGGCACAACAATATCAAAATGCATACCAGACTGGCCAAATGTCAGCTGAAGAATTTAAAGAATTGATTAACGATTTGCAAATTACAGACAGAATCAATGCCAACTTGGAAGAATTTGAACAGAATCAAGAATATCACAGTATTTTAATGGGTGCAGTACAGTTAGCTTCCGCTATTTAAACTATAAATAAAATATTATGGAATTAACTAAAGAACAACTACGACAAATCATTCCTAAGAATCCATATTTGGATCATTGGTTTGATGTATTGTCACAATTATTGCCAGATTATGATATCAATACACCACAACGTATTGCTTCTTTCTTGGCTCAATGTACACATGAGTCAAATGATTTTACCGCTCTCAAAGAAAATCTAAATTACAGACCTGCTTCTTTACGTAAGTTGTTTCCTACACACTTTGAGACAGATGAGATAGCAAACCATTACGCAAGTCTTCCCAATAAACAGGAAGCGATTGCCAACAGAATGTATGCCAATCGTATGGGTAATGGCGATGAAGCGTCTGGTGATGGTTACAGATATTGTGGCCGTGGTGCCATTCAAATTACCGGTAAAGACAATTACTTTTGGTTCGCAGCCAGTATCTCAATCACACCAGAAGAAGCATCTGAATACATGCAAACCTTTGAAGGTGCGTTACAATCTGCCTGTTGGTTCTGGGAAAATAATAACCTAAACAAGTGGGCTGATGCCGGTGATGATGACAAGATGACACACATAATTAATGGTGGTACTATTGGAATAGAAGACCGTAAAGCACGTAAAGCAAGAATTCTAAAAATTCTAGGTGCATAAATGAGTGATAAGAAATTATTTCTTTGGGCTTCTGTTGTATTGGTATTACCATTAACCTTAGCGTTCTGTGGCCACGACCAATTTAGATATCCTTGCCAAGACCCAGCCAACTGGGATAAACCTGAATGTAAATTACCTATCTGCGATGTTACAAGAACCTGTCCTGAACAAATTTTCAAAGGCCAAAGAGACCCTCGTTTGGGTCCTCCAGCAGTTGAAACACAAACTCAAATCCCCAAAACTTCATCAGGAGTCTACTGTGGACCAAAATAATAATGTACCTTTCATGTATACCGAAGAGCAGCTTATGGCTCGCCTTAAATTCTTCATCGGTATTTGCCTTGCAATGACACTCACGGGTATCGTGTTTGTTGTATTGTATTCCATTATCTTTATCACTCAACCATTGAATGCTATTAGTCCTATCGACCAAAAGTTCTTTGAGATGATTATTCCTATTGCTACATTCTTGACTGGTACCTTATCTGGTATCATGTTGGCTGGTGGTGACAAGGATTTAAAAGCAAAGGCATTAGATGCAGCAAATAGACCACCCCCAGGTACCTCACCATTTTCACCAACTGGATTCAACTCACCAGCCGGCTTTGCAACAGGCCTTGCAGCATCTGCATTATCTTCAGCAGGATCAATGTCTGGATCAAGTTTCAATCGTACATCAAACGGCGGATCAACAAGTGTTACAGTCGTTGAAGAAGTTATCAACTCAGGACCACCAATCGTAGGTTACGGTGGTAAATTAGGTCCTCCTGCTGCACCACAACCATTAATTTAAGGAACTAAAATGAAAAAAATTATATTTGCGTTAGTAATGGCTTTTGTATGTGTTAGTGCCTCTTATGCTGAACCTTTAGAAGTTAAGAAGGTATGTGAGACAACAAAAGATGCCAAAGGTAAAGAAAAAGAAGTTTGCAAACAAGTCAAGATTCATAAGAAGCTTGAAGGCACACCATTACCAGAAAAGAAATAAATGGCAGACGATGACAGCATAAAATTAAAGATAGATGTTGGGGTACTAAAAGAACAAGTTAGTACCATAATGTCTCTTTGCTCAAAAATGGATGCTGTCATCGAAAAATTATCCGAACAACACGAGAGACATATTGTAAAAGTCTATGATGACATGGAAGATAGAAGACTGGAAACCGAAACTGATATCAAAGAAATCCATGATAGAATAGATACTGTTTTGGAAAAAGTACAAGAATCCGAAAGAAGACTTATGCAGGAATTAAAATCTCTCAAACAAGATATCACCGAACACAATAAAAAAGAAAAAGAATCCTTGGATCAATTACTCCAATGGAAATGGATGGTTGCAGGTGGTATACTTGTAATGTCATGGTTGCTTTCTCACGTAAACTTTGATACAATAAGAGGTGTGTTAATCAAATAAGTTGTTTATTGTATTATGTCCGTTTTTATTGATAGAGAATTCCTGTACAAAATATCACCTAAGCTTGATAGGTTCAAAAAGAAAGATGACGACCTATTCAACTTCAGATGTCCGCTCTGTGGCGACTCACAGAAAAACAAAACAAAAGCACGAGGATTTATTTTCCGCAAAGGCAATGACTACTTCTATAAGTGTCACAATTGCCATGCGTGTATCTCTTTTTACAACTTCCTAGATAAGGTCGATTCTGCTCTACTCAAAGAATATCAACTAGAAAGATACAAGAATGGCGACAACAACAAAACGAACCATAAAGTTCCCACTTTTGAAGAATTCAAGAGTAAACCCGTATTCAAAAAAGCATTATCAATTCCTAGTATTGAATCGCTTCCGGAAGAACACTATGCTAAAGCTTATGTTAGGTCTAGGAAAATCCCAGACAAGTTCCACAAAATGTTGTATTTTGCGGAAGACTTTAAGAAGTTTGTTGAGTCCTGCGAAGTACAGAAAGATGGATTACAGGAACAGGAACCGAGGCTTGTAATACCTTTCTATGATGAGAATATGAATTTGGTTTCATTTCAAGGACGAGCACTTGGTGATTCTAAAATACGGTATATTACAATTAAGATTGATAAAGATAATTATAAAGTATTTGGACTCGATAGAGTTGATAAAGAAAGGATGATATATGTTACAGAAGGTCCTATTGATTCTATGTTTCTCGATAATGCTGTGGCGACTGCTGATGCTAATCTAACATCAATTACAAAGTTATTTGATAAATCAAATGTGACATTAATCTTTGATAATGAACCTAGAAATAAAGATATTGTTAAGATTATGGAAAAAGCCATTGATGAACATTATAATATTGTCATTTGGCCTGATATGATACCTTATAAAGATATCAATGAAATGGTTTTACATGATTTTGATTCTGAAGAAATTCAAGATATCATTGAAAGTAATACGTTTGTTAACCTGAGAGCTAAAATGGAGTTTATAAATTGGAAGAAAATTTAGTTAATTGGATATCACGACTAACAAAGACAAGAGATGAACTAGGTGGATTTTCAATATGTCCATTTGCAAAGAAAGCAATGGAAGAACACAAAGTATTTTTCTATTATATTGGTTATCAAGTAGAGAATCAAATCACACAATATATCGATTTAACACCAAATGATTTTGAAGTGATATGTTTCATTAACTTAGAAAAGAATTTGACAGATGATGATTTATTGTCAATCATAAGTAAGTTACAACAAAAACTACCTCAATATATTTTTCTTAAAGACCATCCTGATAATCCAGGTTTTATCAATGGTGTATCTACGGGTAACGGTGAATTTCCTTTAGTACTCGCACAACCTAGACAGAAATTAGAAGAAGCTAGAGAGAGATTGAAGAAGACCAAATATTATGATTCTTGGTCAG